CCAGGCGGCGGGGAAGGAAGCGCAAGGAACAATCACGCCCCTTGTCCAGCAGGCGGAAACCGCTAAAGAGGCTATAGATCAGGCGGAGGGGCGCATCAATACGGCCGCGGCATTAGTCGCGGCATCCGCCACCAGCGCAGCCAACTCCGCCACAGAAGCCCAGCAGGCCCTTGAGGCCATACCTCAAGTAGATGATGCAGGCAACATGACGCTGGCCGGAGGTCTGACGGCGGCGGGGGCTATTAACGCCAACGGAGGCATCAACATCCCGCTTGCCGTGGGAGCGCCGACCGATACGGGCGCGGTCAACCGCCTGCATGCCGCAGGCTTGGCCGGAGTGACGGACATTTTTTCCCAGCACGCCTACCTCAACACGGGCAGCATTACGGCGACAGGGACGGCGGCAACTACCGCTCTCATTCCCGGCCAGTATGCGCAGGTTAGAGTGCCTGCCGGGACTCACAGCACGATTGTCTTTCCCTTCACAGGGCCTAACGGTCAACATAATTATTCCAACTTTGCGGGATTCTCCATTCCGTGGCGCATACCCGGCGCAGGCAAAATTACCATAGGCATCGGACGAGGCAGCAAAACGACAAGATCTGATTTAACCCAGGGATCGTACAGTATTATCCCTGGCAATAATCTGGCCCACAACAGCGGCGAAATTCTGGACATCACATTTGATAATGTACGGGATGCGACCCGCGGGGGCTACGTGGTCAAGGTGCGTGAGATTTACGCTCTTTCCAAGGCGGCAGGGTGGAGGGTGAAAACCACAACCAGCTTTATTCCGGCCTCCCATAACGAGCCTATACCTTCAATCGTTAATAAAATTATCTATCATCAACGAACCCAGTACAAATTCGAGAGCGAATATATTTCGTACGGCAGCCTCTATTTGCTGACGGGCGGAGGGCAGACGGTGCAGCTGCATAAAATTGCGGCGGTGCGCGGCGTTAATGCCTTTGAAACGGGCTTGGGGATTAGTTCGATAGTTACTGATTTGCCGGGGAACGCGAGCGGGGATGTGTACATGCAGGTGGGGTCTGCGGTGCGCACCCTCTACCAGCCCGGCAACATCAATCCCGTTTATTACGCGCTGGAAGCATTGGCAAGAAACGATATTGAAGCCGAAGAAACGGCTGATTTTGTGGACATTAACATACCTCTCTAATGATGAACGACGCAGAAATACAAATTCAGTTTCCGAAGCCTGGAACATGGCAGGAATTCACTCTGACAGCTGTCTATCAGGACGCGGACGGGTACACCCGCATAGACCGCTATACGCAGGACGAAATTCCGGCGAACCAGACCCCGGCCATGGCCGCCGTCGTTGCCGCTCTGGTGGAACTGGGCGAGGACTGGCAAGCCGTCCAGGTATGGGCAAGGCTGGGAAAAAATGCCCTGACCCTTGCGGAGGATGGTGCCTATACAATGATTGATGCGGTGTCTTTGACCGTTGAGGCCGTCCATGCGGAGACCAAAGGCCGCAGGATTTTTACAGCCGCGGACTACCCGGCTTTTATCATCACGGACCCCGCCGCCGTGGACTTTTTCAAGCACTTCACTACCCCCAATCAATAACAACCATAATCATATGACTACTAATAATCAATGCAATCATGCCGAGGCTATCGCCAGAGAAATGCACATGTACTATGCAGCCCAGGCACACAATGAGTCCAACACTCCAATCCCTCACTGGGCAGACCTGACGGAAAACGATCAACAAGGATGGATTGCCGTAGCAAATACTGCCCTCCCGATCATCGGTAAGCATGCGCTGGAAGATGTTCGGGCCTATCTCGGCCTCAAGGCTTCCGGCGCGTCCACTTGGTGGAAAAAGGCCCTATATGCAGCCGGAGCGGTTATCGCTGGCGCCATCCTTGGCGGCTTGGGAATGTCCCTCTCCGGCTGCGGGCACTCCGTGGACGTCACCCCGAACCGCGCCGAGGTGTGTAAAGACGGCTCCTGCCTCGTCATTGAGCAGGGGCATATTTCCTATTCCCAGGCCCAGCCTGTTACGGACGTTCCTCCCGTTGTTCAGATCGTACCTTCCAAGAAATAAGGCCATGTGTAAGCTCTCCGAAGTACCGGCGCGGTTCTTGGATTTTGCCAAGGCTTCCCCCGTGTTTGCCTGCGTCCTGATGTCGCTGACGATATGCGGCGGGGCATGCTGGTACATCGGGGAGGTGGTCAGCCACCACAATGACCGCCTTTGTGATCTGATGACCATGCAGACGCAGGCCCAGGTGGAGACGGCCAAGGCGATCCAACTACTTGCCGTCAGAATCGAAAACATAGAAAGGAAGCTGGAAAAGTGAATGAAGAACAATTCTTTCTGTCGTTAATGGCCATTTTATCAGCAACAGTTTTGGGATTTACCCTCATGTGTATAGGGGAACCTGGATATGGCATCGGGGTATGGCTCACTGCACTGGCCATTCTCTTGTACTTTTCTCGGTGCGGACGATAACACCAACTGTAAAGTTTTTCTTACAAGTTCCCTTTAGTTAATAATCAATAGCTTATAACTTAATTAACCATGCCGGAACGATACCTTTACTTACTCGTCATCAACACTCCCGGACGCAAGCAGGAGATGCACATGCTGCACAGCAGGAAGCAGCGTACAGCCTACAAAGCCCAACACGCGGAATGGCATCTCAACAGCACCTACGTGGAGTATGACTTGCCGGAACATCTTATTAACCAACATTTGAACAAATGAATATCGCTTTAGACATCGGGCACGCCAAAGGAACCGGAGCTCGTGGAAACGGGCTGGAAGAGCACGACGTGGCATGTGTGATAGCACGCCATCTTTTTGCGCAGTTGAAGGATATGGGACATACCGTCCATGTTCTTGACTTTCCGGACAAAGGCAATACGGAAGACCTGAACGCCACCATCAAGGTCGCCAATGCGGACGGATACGACTTCGGTATTTCCCTGCATTGCGATTGCGCCCATGACAGACAGAATGCCTGTGGCGCTCATGTATGCTTTTATCCTGGGTCTGTTCAGGGAAGCCGTCTGGCCGCCTGTATTGCCGAACCTCTGGCAGACCTTCTGCCGGGACGAGCCAATACGATTCAAGCCCGGCCGGGGCTGGCTATCCTCAAGCAGACGCGCATGCCATGGGTATTGTGCGAATGCGGGTTTATCAGTAACGCCGGGGATGCAGATATCATGAAGCATCATCCGGAGAGCATTGCCAACGCGATTGCCGAGGGCGTCCGGGATTTTACGGCGCAGGAGCTTGTTTAGTTGTTTTCATCATTAGTTGTTATGAGTTCAAATCCATTAAAAGCTGTCGGAGGGGCCCTGGCAAATATCGCCACGTTCGGGGGATATGGAGCCAATAAGGCGGCCAAGAAGCAGGCAAGCGCCGCCAACGCTATGGCTGATGCCATGGCGAATGCCCCGGAGCAGAAGGTTATTACTACGGAAACCAAGGATGTTTCCCAAGCGGAGGATGCGGTGAATTCGTCTGCCCGCCGCCGCTTGAAGCTTAGTAATACGACGAACCGGAGTAATCCTCTTTCTTCCCTGGCTGGTCTAAGGAAGACGCTGGGTTGATTTTTACACAGGAGATTCATGGAAAATGTTAAAGATTTATTGAGGACGGCAGACGCCCTGTTCACGGAGATGAATAAGAATTCCGGGGATTGGGATGAATTGCGCCGGCGCATCATGCCGAGGATGGAGGGGAAGGCCCGCCAGCAGGAACAGGCTAATGAGATGACGGCTGCGTCCAGTTTTTCTCCGGTGGCGCATAAGTCCCTTTTGAATTTGGCGTCCGCTCATCTTCTTTTTATTACTCCCATGGATCAGAAGTGGTTTTCCCTGCGACCGCAGGAGGAAAGGGATGATTACACCGATGAGGATGATTGGTACAGCAAAGCGACGGAGGCCGTCTACCGTGCGCTGGCGGATTCCAATTTCTATGCGGCGGCCCACGAGGTTTACCTGGACCGTTGCCTGACGGGTACAGGCTGCATGTTTGCAGATGTTTCCCGTGACGGGTCCCTGGTGTTCAAACACGTTCCTACCGGGACTTATGCGATTGCCGAGGGAGCCCACGGGGAGGTGAATACGCTGGTGCGGACGTTGAAGTTTACTGCCCAGCAGGCCGTGGAGATGTTTAAGCTGGGTAATCTGCCTGTCAAGATTCAGGAGGCGTATAAGAATGCGGAGAGGCGATATACCGAGATGTTCGAGTTTGTTCATCTTGTACTGCCCAACAGCCGGGCGCAGTTCGGTTCCGACATGGTAAGGCCTAGCCGCCGCAAGTGGTTGGACGTGTATATTGCCAGGGAGGCGGAGAAGATTGTTTTCCATGGCGGCTTTTACGAGTTTCCTTTTCTGGTGACGCGCTTTTTGAAGGGCGGCGTTTCTTCTTACGGAGAGGCTCCGGGGAAGGCTGTGCTGCCGGAGATCAAGGCTACCCTGCTGATGGATCGGGTGATGGATGTGGCCGGCAGCCGGGCGGCCATTCCCAGCGTTATCGTGTCGGCTAAGATGGCAAAGGAGGTTGATTTGAGGGCCGGAGGCAAGACGGTTGTTCCGGATGAGCTTATTGGTTCACAGTTGCCGAGGGAATGGGCGAACGTGGGGGATGTGAGGTTTATGCTGGAACGGCAAGATAAGAAGGAGAAGTTGATCAGGGAGGCGTTTTTCAATGATATTCTCCAGGTGGTTTCAAGCGTGGACCGCGAGATGACGGCTACGGAGGTGAATGCCCGCGAGTCGGAACGCATTATTTGCTTTTTTTCTTCTTTTATTCAGTTTTCGCAGGATTTTCAGACGATGATGAATCGCATTGTCTGCCTGATGTTCCGCAATACGCAGGGGGCCGTGCTTCCGGGCGACGCGCCCGATGAGTTTTTTGTCCGTTCCGCCGATGGGGGGAAGTTTGAGTTGCGGACTCCCCGCACCCGTTATCTGGGCAAGATTGCCCAGGCATTTGACCGTTTGCAGAGGTACGGCCTTGAGGGGGTGTTGAATGGGTTGGCGAAGTATATCCAGGTTTCGGGCGATACCCGCATTGCCAAGCGCATGAAGGCATGGGAGGTATTGCGGTTTATGTGGGACAG